GTAAGGGGTTAAGGTTTATTCTTCCTGTTGCCTTAGACTCTATGTTTACATTCTCACCTACTATATTTACATCACCACCAGATTTTATATCAATTCCTTTATCTGAATATAGATGAATTTTATTATTACTTCTAACTTGGAAGGACGCTCCAGTGGTTGCTGGGTCACCATTATCTATGCAATCAATAAAAACTCCGTTACCTTGGCTCCTGATTCTAATATCACCCGCAGCGGTAGTGATATTTATATTACCCGCCTCTCTTGCAGCGAATTGTGGTGCCAACGGTGTCTTCTTGCTACCTGTTGAAGTATTCATTATATCTATGTTCTTACCATCGACAACCGTTAGACCCATCCCACCATTTGTTGCAAGAATATCGACATTATTTGATGCGTGTAAGTAAGCAGAGTGAGGAGACTTTCCTTGCATCACATGCTCGTCATAACCAGTAATCTCCAATCCTGCTCTCTCCCCCGCTCCTGCTAGTCTCAGCATACTAGTATTCTTGGAGTCTGACATTTCAATTTTATGGCCTTTAGAGGTTTGTAAGTAAATCCCTTTTTGGTCTCGAACTAAGTCTCGACCCTCTCGTATCACCATTTGATTACCCATAGGTGTTCTAATTCCATAGGAAGTAGATTGATTATTAAAAGCATAATCGTGATCATCGTGAGGCATGGATAAAGGTCTCACTCCCGTCGATTCTGTTTTATTTGGCGCAACCAAAGGCCCAACAAAAGCCTGTTCTTGTATTATGTCATATTCAGGATCAATAATTGAACCTAAGTAGTAATATTCTTGATCCGCATCATTCTCCGCAAGACAATACAATATTTGAGTTCCTGCCTCTGGTATCATTACCTGCCCCGCTGTGGGGCCACCTGCGTAAGGTGATACATATTTAACATTTACAGTTCCCGTTTTATCTCTAGGGTCATCAGGACGAGAAGTTTTATCAGGCCAAACCACCAGCACAGGACTATGACCTAAATTTCTTTTTGTATCTACAGTTCCCTTTAGTATTTTCATACATCACCTTTCCTAAGTTTATACCGTCTTCTTCTATCTCTTTGCCTCGCCGTTAAATTTGCGGTGGAATAAGCGTTTGATACTCTTTTTTCTGGTTTAAGTTTTGTGGTTTTAGAGGTTTTATATTTAGGAGTAGTAATATTTCTAGATAATAAAAACTCATTTGAATCCACTGAATCTAATCTAATCTTCCGCATTTGTTAGCTCCGCTGTTATGTCTTTGAATAAGTTAAACTCTGAGTAAGCCTCTTTAGCTGTTATTCTATGTGTAAAACCAATCATCCTATAAATGCCACTTAAAAAATCAGTTATTGGATTATCATCTTCAAAAGTGTTTCCTCCTGGTTTAATGCGTCTAACAGGTTTGAGCATAACTAAGCACTGCTGTAGCAAATCTGAATGTTTTGATAAGTGAAACATAGGTAATGTCTTAATGGTGCCTTCGTAGGTCTGAGACATAATATTCATGAACAATTGTGCGAAAGCCACTATGGAGGATCCTTTTCCTTTTCTTATTTTAGTAGAAATGCCAGTAGTTTCTAATAATATAAGATCAGCTAACAAATCAGCCATCTCATCTATATTAACTTTTCTGCTAATTCCAAAGGTAGGGGTAAGTCTACTCCCTAGTCCTGCTGATTTACTTGCCATTAAGTCCAAAACCTCTACCATCTTCTCTTGAACCTCTTCCACTGTCATTCCTGGCTCTAGTATTGGGTTGTCTGCGCTATAGTATCTTTTTGCAACAGTAGAATAAACCTCTCTTATTGATCCAAATAGTTGAGAGTATATAAATTTATTAGTATCAAAAGAATACCCTAAAACATTAGCATTTGCTGTGTTTGCTAAAAACATAGGAAAAGCAGTTTCATAAATGTACTTTCTTAACTTTTTCCTGTCCTCCTCCACTACAGCCTCTTTAGCAGGATCTAAAGAAAACTCATCAGGAAGAAGCATAGGCAGCTTATCAGGACTATCAAGTATGTCTAGGTAATAGCCTAGATTGTACCCTGGGGTGTGATGAAGCGCCTTATAAGTTCTTTCAAAGTAATTGTTAGGATTGTTGCTAAGAACATAATCAATAGAAACTTTTAACCTATTCCAACAAGGATCTTGAATTGAACCCTTCGTATTTAAAATACCCACTGGAGCGCCAGCAAACTCAATTAACTGATCCGTGCCATCGAACAACCATGGACAGTTATCTTTTAAGGGAAAAAGACCGCCATATAAAAATAGTCTAATTAGTTCTCTATCCCCAAAGATAAAGTATGGATCATCGTCAACAGGTTTGTTTTTTATACTAAAAGAATTCATATACTGGGTGGTGTAACCAGCGAATGTTCCTCCACCGAAAGTTTCTATAAGCAATTCTTTAGTTTTTATATCGCCTACAAAATAGTCTTCGTATGTTATGGTCTGATTTGCTGAGATAGCATTCAAAGATCTAACCATTTCCTTAAGAGGATCTTGCCAACTAAATTCCTCAGCATCCTCTACCTCACCATATTTTGGACCTAACTGAATACTTAATATTTTTTCTGCCGTGATAGCCCCTGGAACATTTCCTGAATAGGGATCCTTTGATGCTGCATATGTTGACGCTTTTAAACCTTTAGGAGGTGTTCCTTCTTTAAATGGATCTAACATAGTAACATCGACCCACCAATCAGGGTCACGAACCGTGGAAGCACCTAACAAACTAAGGTTTAACCCAAGAGGATCCTTAGTTTTTGTGCCGTATGTTCTTTGTTGTGTGTTAAGTAAAACAGGAAGTCCCTCATCGCTAGATGGTTCGGCGGTTGCTCCTTTTAATCCTATAGTTTTGAATATCTTAAAGAAAACAGTATCAATAAATTTATGAATAGTTTGCTTTCTTGCCTTATCACCTAAATTTTGATAAAGGTTACTGAATAGCTGTCCTGCTGTAGGGCTACTGATGGCTGGACCTCCATCAGGTGGGGTCACAGCCCTAGAAACCCACTGACCCCTAGTAAAGTTTGCATCATTTAGTTTACCAGGAACTAAAGTATCAAGAAGTGTTACAATGTCAGAATCAAAAAGAGATTTTGCTACAGTGGAGACTAACGATAGTCTTTCACTTCCTGGGGCTCCTGTTAAGACGCTGTTGTAATTACTCCACGCCGCCGCGCCTGTTTTGGCTAGGGCGGGGCTCTGCAACGCTGCCATTGGATCATCAGGATCATATAAAGCACCAGCAGCTAACCCCAATTCTGGTAGGGACTCAACTACACATCTTTCTATCACCCCAGCTAACATAAGATCTAAATACGGAAGAAAAATTATATGATTCTTTATACCTACCTTAAACAAATAGTTTGATAATAATTTAACTATTACATCATGGAAAGTGTATGATTTTGTCGCAAAATCATTTTTATCTTTATGCGTAGAATTTTTAGATTGGTTATTGAATACTAGGACTGGTATCTGATCTGTTGAGAATAAGTTACTTTTTGTTCCTATTTTATTTACATCTACAGAGAACTGATTACTAAGGTAGTCCACCACTAATTCATATTCTACAGTTTCTTGTTTACCATTATTTTTATGTTTAATGTCACCCAAATAAGTTTCAAATGGCCCAGCCCAATCCTTTAGATCATTTCCTATCCCATACATAACATAGACCTTGGGCATTGTTCTCTTACCTATTACTTTTTGTATTTCTTCTATGATGGGTGCTTGCTCGTCCTGTTTTTCTTTAAGTCGGTTTTTTGCTTCGCTAAGTCCTTCCTGAGCGTGGCTTTTTAATTTCGCCCACCGTGGTTCAGACATCTTTTGCCAAACTCCAGCAATTTTTTGAAGACCTCCTGACTTCAAAACATCTTGCAAATTTTGAGCCCTCTCCTCCACATACTCCTCTGCCGTTAGGATTTCACTCGATAGTCTGTTAAATTCTGAAAAATACTCTCGCATTTGTTTTTCTTCAGAATCTTTTCTTTCCGTAATATTTCTTAATGATTTTTGTGTAAACTCAAAAAATAAATCGTTGAGAAACTTGAGCCCTGGATCAAAGGTGTTAATGTTTATAGTTGAACCAGAGTTAGATTTTTTATTTGTGAAATCATGCCGAAACTCTATAAAATTTGAATCTCCAGCGTTGAATACGGTGCTGAACCTAGAATTTCTTATTTCATCAAATAAAAACTTGGTTGAGTTAGATCTCTCCTTCAGGGCATCGACAACAAAAGGGTCAAGACTAAGAAGTATCTGATAACTACCAATCTTATTGGATCTATTGTTAGTAAAAGTGGTCATAGTTCAGGGATAAAGATATCATCGCCAGGATTTAATTGTTCAAAAGGATCAGTGATGCCGTTGTATGCCATAATGTACCACCAATATCCTGGAGTATCATAAAAAATATTCGATATCAAATCTGGTCTATGCTCAACGAAAGCGGGAACTCTTCCTTTCTTTGAAGCATTTAAAACATTTCTTCTTAGAAAATCATCATACGAGCTACCTACGGATGTGGTTACAAACTTATCTTTATGATTTAGTACAACAGAACCATATGAGTATCTGCTTAAACTTGGTCTTTCGTCAATTGATGTCATACGCTGGTCCTAGGGTCTTTTCTACCAACCACTCGCTCCCAACCAGAAATTCTATCAGGATTAAGTGCTTTTCCAAACTCAAAGCTCATATCTCCGTTAGACTGAACTTCATGCAAAGTTAAAGAAACTTCGATTCTTCGTGGCAATAAAGTAACTCTGTCATAACCAAACTTATCGTCCACTGTTATATTATACCTACTTGCCACAGTTGCAATGTTTCTATATAAAGAACCGTGTGTAAACCTAATTATGGGGGGACCCACGGAGGGATTAGGAGCATAAGTTAGTGTGCTACTTCTTATTAGATTTACCCAATATAGAATAAGATCATGACCCGCAGCGGTGGTCGAATCCAAAGGAACTCCCAAAGGGTCCTCGCCATTAGTAAAAGGATTGTAATTTTCTTCTAAAAAAGTCCTCTCTGGGCTTCCCGCAGGTGCGACTCTATTAATATACTTCGATGCGTTTTTATTATAACTATTTTGAGTCCTCTCTTTTTGAAAATCTGTGTTGTCTGCCTGAAGCACGAAAAATGCATCTTTTTGCTCCTCTTTGGACAAGTCGGAAGGCGCTCTACCAGAGTCAGCTAAACCTCTAGAAAGCTCAAGAATCAAGGGTAAAGTAATGAAAAAGGTAACAGAAAAGCTCCTAGATTTGGCTCCCGTATACCCAAAAATATTACCTGTTCTTCCGATAACATCATACTTAATTAAGTTTGAATTTTGGTCCTCTTTTATTATTGGGTTTTCAAAAAAAGGACATGTTCTTGTAAAAGGCGCTCTTCCATTTTCTGGATTAGGAAACTTAAAAACTAATTTAGCATCATCCTCTAACCTTTGATCTATTCTTGTCTCTAGTGCCATTGTTTATTATCTTACCGTTAATGGATCAGGTATTAAACCTTGATCAACTAATGTTTGAAGCAACTCTGCTTGGGTTGCAAACCCTTGTGTAATTGCTTTGGTGGAGACTGCTTCTGATAAGGCAACTCTGAATATATTGTCCTGTAAGGCCTTATTGGCTAGTCTTTCAAATCTAGATGTTCCAAAGGGATCCCTAGTTTTCTTTCTTTCTATTTCTACCAATGCAGCAGTGTTTTCTGCTGTCTTTCTTGCTGATTCCTCTGCGTTTTCATTAAAAGATTTAATCAACTTTAGCGCACCGAAAATTGACGCTACAGCAGCAGCTATAATGATAATTTTAGCAAAAACAGCACCAATACCAATCTTAGCCAAACCCGCTACCATGCCTTTACCTATAGCTTTTGGGAGTATAAATTTAGCAAGAAGGCCTCCGCCTACAAACGAGGCGGCTAGGTCACCTTTTGCTTCTGGTGATACTTCTGGTAAAATTTTGCCTAGGTGAGTGATAAACTTACCCACTTGTATTGTTGCGTCTGCTATACCTCTAGCAAAAGGCTCAAAAGCTGTTTTTAATGTAATACCTAAATCAGAAAATAGTTTATCTGTCTCCGATAACTTATTCGCTGTATTACTTAAAGCATCATCTAACTGAATTGCCAGGACACCTAAATCACCAATAATATTTTTAATGGCTCTTTGTGCAAAAGGACCTGCATTTTTAAAGTTTTCGGCAAATGCTCTAGCCCTCGCAGCAGTTTGCGATATGATTCCTCTTAAACCTTCAGCACTATCTATTTGTCCTGAGGTAATTCTTCCTAGGTTGTTTAAACCGCCTAAGATGCCTAACTGTCCGACATCAGCAGTAACAAACTGCTCTGTAAATCTTCCTATATCTTTAGATAAAATAGGGAACTGCGCTGTTAGCCCTTTAATTGCTGTTTGAGTGCCTCCTAAAGTACCAGCTAAAGACAAAACACCGAGTGATGTGTTTAGCTCGGACATACCCTCAAGTAGTTTCTCTGTTGAAACTTGATATCTTATAGATAAATTAGCTAAGTTTTTATTAAACTTATCAATCTGACTTTGCTGTAGTCTGCCTCGAATAAGTAGAGTTTTATTAGCTTCTATTAATCCTTGAATATTCTGCCCTGTTATCTTCATTCGGCCAGCGAGACTGGCTGTGGCTGCGCCCACATTTGTAAAGCCCTCTCTCTGGAATGCGAATAAAGTTGTAAGTTTAGACTCAAGATCTCCAGGCATTGCATTGAGTTGCTTAGAGTTCTCAGCGAATACCTGTGGTAGAGTTTTATTTAGCGATAAGAATATTTTGTTTTGTTGATTTGCAAGGTCTATGTTTTTTTCTATAGATCTAGCTAATCTATCAATGGGAATAGCAAAGGTTTTTCCTAAGGCTCTCCTGTCCCCCTTTGTGAATGCTTCTGCGGCTATATCTTCTAAAACATCTGCGATAGCAAACCTAACGCTAACGAATTCCTCCCGTGTTCTTTCAAACGGAACTTTCTTCCCACCAGGTCCTTGGGGGTTTCCATCACCTTGTTGTTGATAGGTGTAATTGTGTATCAAACTATCCCAACGCATTAAATTGTTACCTCATACATACTTTTCATGCCTGTTTCAAGTCTAAATGTCCTAAACTCATTGGTGGGAAACAAAGCTTTTAGCCCATTTTTACTAACTCCAGATCTTTCTTCAACATTATTGAAGGGGCCATAACCAACAGGGTTTCGATCTTTTGTCAGGGCAGAAAAAGTTTTGTTACTATTACTCATAACTCTGTCTCTTAGCACATCAGCTACAAGTGCCAAGGTATTTAGGTTAGTTGTAGAAGTAACTAAAAAACAGGACATAAGAGTGTTTTTTGTGTTAGCATTGTAGTATACCCCATTACCCCTTTTTGTTCCGACAATCATGGCTAAGTATGATTTACTATTACCGTTTAAAGCTTGGTAGCTAAAAGCAACAAATTTTCCTGAAACTAAGGTCCCATAACTTTTTTGTATATCCTGGGTAAATTCTTTAAGTAAGTCTTCCTCCCTTCTCTCTGGGTCTAAACCTAATCTATCTGCCCTAGAAGAAAACTCATTCCATATTTTTCCTGGTCTTTCCTTAAGCCCATAGTACAACTCGACTAAATTAGCAATCGCACCACGAACATCAAAAATTTCTCGGTTTTTTTGTTGAAAAATACTAAACATTGGGGTCTAATTAGATATATTAAGGATTAATATTTATGGATAGTAATGCGGATATTGAATTTATAGATTTTATTGATTTAATCAATACTACATTAAGTAATGAATTTGTAGAAAAATGGAGACATAGATTTAGTGAAAGGTTTATTAAACACTTTCAAATAAAGCTATTAAATTCATTGAACAAGAAGAAAGTTATTAAACTAGATACACTTTATAATTACTTAACAAAGAAGTGTAAGTATTCTGATGAACAGGTTGATAACTTTTTTAGAGCCATAGACATAAGTATTTATCACCCTTTGATCCAAGGGACGCAAAAATACCTAGACTAGTCTTTCTTTTTTGCTTCTTCTAGTCGCTGCTCAATCAAACAATGCTCTGTGAACTCAGGGCATAGTGATTTGTATGAGCACCAGTTACAGAACTGATTTCTCATAGGAACTAGGTCTACCTTCTTACTCTTTCGGATCTTCCATACATCATCAACGACTGCTCTAATGTGTGAGTGTATTTGGTTGACGGTATACTGAACGGTCACTAGATTGTCCGTTAGAGGGTAGTAGTGGGCCGCAGTAATCTTGTTCAAAGGCACTTCATACAGCTTATGTACCGCATAAACATAACCTTTTAATTGTGGATCCTGATAAAGCTCTACTTTGCTTTTCTCTCTTTTTGATGTCTTGTAGTCAATAACAAGATACCCTCCTTCACTACCCTTCACAACCCTATCAATGTAACCGTTGATATTTATACCTTCTGCAACCTCTAAATCGAAGTGCTGTTCTGTAATACCTCTCTCTGGTAGTGAAGCATTCAAGCGTAAAAAATTATCCAGACAAGGCTGAACCTTAGGGTCGTAAGACTTTGAAAAGGTATAATTATCTTTGCACTGTTCAGCCAACTGCTGTAACTGCGACATCTCGGTCGATTCTACTCCGTCCTCAAATATTTTGTGAATATATGAGCCAAAATGGAGCGCATCGGTGTTTGATATGTCGTAGTCATCAATGCGATCAACATACCGATAACGGTACTTCAGTTTGCATTGGTTAAATGTATCTCGTTTTGAATTACTAATTGTATTTATAAAAACCATGTTTAGTCCTCAGTTTATTAAAGACTATGTGATCGAAAAGTTGAAGTGCGATTATCGTATATCTTCAACCGAGAGAGAATTGATCATCCCCTCTGTATTTATAGAGCATGACTACAAAAGGCACATGAGCATCAACCTTGAAACAGGGTTGTGGCAGTGCTTTAAAACAGGATCCACAGGAAACTTCATAAAGCTGTACTCGATTCTAGAGGGCATACCGTACAAAGCCGCACAATCAAAACTACTGTTTCAAGGCGTTGAGACAGGAATGTGGGACTTATGGGAGGATCAAAAGCCTGATCCAGTCACGCATGTCGTTCAATCTAAACTTATTACAGATGGGTTCAAGCCTGTAAATATCGACAGCTATGATTCAGATGATGATCTTGTTGTGAAAGCTTGGACCTTTCTTATGGATCGCAGTTTGTTTAACATCACCACAACTGAGCGGGATCCTTACTATGTGGCTACAAAAGGCAAGTACAGAGGTAGGTTGATAATTCCGTTCAAAGACTACGACGGTGATATCTTTTTTCTACAAGCACGAAGCCTCTCACCAAACCTACAACCCAAGTACCTTAATCCTAGGGTAGAAGATGGCGTAAAATCCAGCAATATTCTTTACCCCTTCGACTTTGACGCTGATTTCCTCTGTATATGCGAAGGGCCGTTAGATGCCATCTCGCTCAAATTAAACGGCTTAAACGCGACATGCACGGTCGGTAGCTCCATCTCACATGTTCAGATGCAAGCCCTAAAGGAATTTGAGGGTAAAATTATCTTAGCTTACGACAATGATGAAGCTGGTGCTAGAGGGATAGAGAAGTTTGAGTCACTCCGCAAACAACATCTAATGCCTACTTTCAGCGTGTGTACACCTCCTGCAAACTACAAGGATTGGAACGAGGCCCATGCAAAGGGCGAAGATCTCTACGGCTGGATGACCGAGAAGACTTACGAGTACAATTTTGAGAATAGAAGCCTAAATCTTATTTAACTACGAAATACATCAAAGGGCTTACTATTTTCTCTGCTAGAACAGTGTAGGTAACTTGCAAGGAGTAAGTGCCTCTTCTAGTGCCTAACTCATCAGAGTCTAAAGTTACTCCGTTTCCGCTTACCAAATCGGTATCTGTATCGAACGAGTAGATGATGGTGTTGTCTGATGTAATATCAACATCTGTTGAACTTACCGCTGTCACTCTCGCAGGTAAACTAGAGTCCTCGTTCAGTTTTTTAATCACCACTGTAGCACTAGTAACAACAGAGTCTTTAAATATATTCTTAACTGACTCATCAATCTTATCATTCTCTACAGTGACCTCAGTGCCGACCTTCAAGTCTGTCTTTGATCCCAATACGACCTGTCTATTAAATAGTTTACTCTTTGTTCTTAAAAGCAGCGGCTCAGTTATAGAGATGAAGGAGTCATCGAATAACTCAAAGTAGTTAATAAAGGTTTTAAAATCACTACCTTCAACTAACTTTACAGTCCATATGTCTATGTACTCTCTTGCAGCAGTGGCAGTGTTAGCCATAACAGTTCCGTTCTGGTCTACACCTGATAGTGTTCCTGCCAACACTCCATCAAGAACACACGCAAACTCACCGTTTGCTAACTTATAAACGCCACTCAAAGCAGAACATGACTGCACAGTCCCTGCGGGGTTAGGGACTATTGTTGTCGCTCCTGCGGCACCACTGTAGTTAGTAGCGTTAAATGAGGTGTCACTGCCTAATATACCTGTTCCCGAGGGACCGAAGACCATCGCTGCTGAAGAGGTCGATCCACTTGCGACAGTGCCTGACGAGTTCAGTACAGTGCTAGGGGATAGGTTTTGAGACCTTTGAAATACATGAACCGAACTAATTTGATATGGGTCGGTATACTCTCCATCATTGATGAAGAATGTTCTAATCATCACCCTGGTGTTGGCTCCAGGACGATTATTACGGTCAACTACCTCAGTTGTGTTTATTAATGGCATTATTCTGTCGCTCCAAGTCTTGCGCTAAAATATCTAAAAACATTGTTCTTTCCGTTCTAGTTAATGTTTTTACATCAGAATAGGTAAAACCTACCTGTTTTACAAGTATATAGGCTTCTTGGATGAGGTCTTTTAAATCTAAAGACCTCTTTAATTCACTGAGAAAAAATTTTCGTCAATTGGCAGTGAAATTACATTAGTATGGTTGCAAGAATCACAAGAAAACTTCACTGTCGATTGCACACCATATTGTTCTAAACTAAAGGCTTTGACGATTGTATGTATATCAATAATTGGTAGTTGCTTAACAACTTTTGATATCACTGTTTTGCTATCATTTCCATCAATTGATTTAATGAAACGCCATAAGTTCTGATCAATTTCATTGTTTAGAAACTGCTCCTCTGCTCCTATGGGCGTAGAGATAACTGCTGGCTTTTTAATGCCACTTAAATCCACGGGGATCTCGAATACATTCAGGTCTTCTGGAACATGTTTTACTGGCAATTCATCTAATGCAACAGTTAGATTATTTACAAAACCACAGTTCTGACAGCCTACACCAACCGAGTAATCTTTGCCGTACGATAATTCTCGTATCTTTAATAAGAGAAATAATTTATCTATGAGAATAAGATTACTACCCTCAACTCCATCAACACACTTGTCAATCAAGTAGTTAGTAGGGTTGTAATCTCTAGCGTTAGATGCTGTTGCCATGTGCTTTTCGTCCTCGAAAAGAATAGGCCTAACTCTCACCAAAGTTTCCTTGCCAAAATAAGGAATTCCTCTGGAAGGTAATAATACATCAACCTCTGTTTCCACGGGAAGATTTTCTAGGATTGATGCAACTTGTTCGTCTTCTGAATCTACGGGTGTTTGTGGAATTTCATTACTCATGGAATATACCTCTAATCTATAATAGTATGTATGGAACTCCACATAAATACAATAAATTGCAAACTACACACAGACAACCCAAAGCTTTTAAGTGCTTTGGAAGAGTTGTATTCATTTAAGGTTCCTGGTGCTGAGTATTCTCCACAATACAGAAACAGAGTTTGGGATGGTAAGAAAAAGTTTTTCTCAAAAAAAGGCACATTCAAAACAGGACTTCTACAAAAAGTTCTAGCAGATCTCGATAAAGTTGATGCCAATCCAAAGATAATAGATAGTAGAACATTCAACAAAGATATAGTTGATCATCATTTTGATAACATCACATATTATGATTATCAAGAAAAAACAATAACAGAAATGTTAGAGATCAGGCGAGGTGTAATCAAAGCACCCACAGCAGCAGGTAAAACCCTTATCATGGCTGGCCTCGTAAAAGCATTGCATGGAAGAAAAATGATTCTCCTTTTCAATGCAAAACAGCTACTAACGCAAACATATGAGTTTCTTAAGTCTTTAAATATCAAGGATTTAGGATTATGTTTTAGTGAGGGCTATATACAAGGAAACATCATGCTTTGTACAGTTCAAAGCATTGAAAAAGTTTTAGACACTCATCTAGACTCTGAAGTTTTAATGGTTGATGAGTGTCATGAGTTTAGTAATGGAAAAACCACTGTTGCGGCTATTCAGTCGTTTCCTGAAGCTAACTACAGGTTTGGATTTACAGCGACACCCCCTAATCAAAAGATAAGCAAATATAACTTAGAGGGTGGGCTAGGACCTGTATACTCGGTCGCAACAACAGAAGAATTAGTAGACAAAGGAAAATTAACCAAACCAATCATCCAAATAATAAATAGACCATACACGGCAAACTATCAAGATGAACACTTAAGTTATTTGGATGTCTACGAAAGCTACATAGTTCAAAATTTAGAGAGGAACAACATCATAAAGGAGATCGTTGATGACATCAAAAGTAAAAACAAAAAAGCCCGTATACTTATACTTACCAAATCACTTGACCACGGAAGAACCTTGGAAAACCTACTTGGAGGGAATTGTGAGTTCCTCCAAGGGTGTGATTCGATTGGAGAAAGGTATGAAGCTATATCTCGATTCAGAGGACATAGAGAACCTAGCGTCCTCATTGGTACTAAAATACTCCAAACAGGGGTTAACATTGAAGAAATCACCCACTTCATAAACGCCAGAGGCATGAAGTCTGAGATAGCAACCTTACAAGCTTTGGGTAGAGCCTTAAGAAAACATGAAACAAAAGAAAAAGTATTTGTTTATGATTTTTATGATCAAGAAAAGTATTTAAAGGAACACTCTGAAGAGAGAAGAAAACACTATGAAACGGAGGGACATGAAGTTAAACTAATATGAAAACAGAAAAAGATATAAAACTAATGCTTTCAAAGCTAAATGATCTAGATAAGCAAAAGGTGAAGGAGATATCAGCCGCATTCAATGAATTCAGCAAAAAATCTGAGATATCAACCGCAGGACTAAAAACCTTATACAATATACAAACAAGTATACAGACTCTAACGGAGCAGTATACAGACAAGCTTCTACATCTTATGAAGCAAAATCATATGCTAGACTAGTTCTCTAAGCTAGGAATTTCAATTTCGGGGTTATTAAGTTTTAGTTTTAGACCCCAGTTCTCCATATCCCGCTTTGTCCACTGTTCTTCTAGACTAGATTCAAGTAACTCTAGTTTGTTGTGTATGGAACTTAGCTGATCACTGATCCAAACCACACCTCCACAGAGCATGATTACCATGCCCAGTGGCATTAATGTTTCTTTAGATATTGTGTATTTTTTGTCTTGTGTGGTCATTATTTTAGCCTTTTTACGGTCATTGTTGATCCAGTGATTGCTTTCACTGTATTTGAGGATGTAGCATCATAAGTGATATTAATATTATCTCCTGACGCCGCAGTAAACACTGCCCTAATTGTATGTTCTAAAGGATCAACCGTGCTGTGAACTCTAGGTTGTCCTGCTAGTACATCAGAATTGTTTTTCCTTACAGTTAAATCCACCAGCGTTGAGCCACCCTCTAAAATAACCACACCTAAACATTCATAAGTTCCTGCTGCGCTTACCTCAAACTGTTTCAAGGAATCATTCCAACTAATATCATTAGTGTTTGAAACAATTGTGCCTGGAGTGTTAGAGTAACCTAACTTCTTTTCATCAGCAGAAGCTGTATCGTCAGAATTTAACTGCATATATCCAAAAGGAGGTGGATAAGGCATTCCATTAACATCACCTGTGATCGTTACACCAGTATCAATTGTTTCCAGCTTTAAACTGTTATTGTAGTATAACTCAACCTCTCCATTACCGCCTGACTCATTTAAGCGCATAAACTTTTCACCTGCATTAGATAAAAAGTGAATATCATCTTCTGATTGGATTGTTATGGTGCCTTCATCGGATTTAATTAAGTTTTCATAAGTAGCACCGTTTTCACGCTTCATGAAAAACTTCTCTCCGTCTAAGCCCATGCAATTGAAAGCACCTGCATCAGGAGTAAAAAAATTGACCGATGATACAGCGTTAGCAGAGACATTTGTTTGCGATAAACTTGTCCCAAAATCAGCTAACGAGGAGGCACCTGTACCACCATTGCTTACGCCTACAACATCAGAAGCAGTGAACTCCGCTAAAGCTGATGGAGCGTTGTTACTGTCAAAATCAAATCTAAGGGGTATTTTGTCTCCAACGGTCATTTAACCTCTCCCCCCTTTGAGAGGACTCGCATCAGCAAAGTTAATGTTAGCAGCGTTGGTAAATTCTTGGTTTGTAAAATTATTAATCATCTCAGCTTCAAGCCATGTATTCATAACGGTATTATTTATCTTATACACAATAGCTTCCACTGTAGTGGCACCAATGCCTGTTATACCTGCTGTACTAACATTACCATCAAGTTTATCTTGATCATCTTCAAATAATGTTATGATGTAGCGAGTTCCTGCCTGTCTGTACACACCTAGGTTCAACATATTACCCTTAGCTCCAGCGTAAGGACCTTTCGGTTTAGCTCTTACAACGAAAGCTCGCTTACCTTTGCCAAAACTAATAGATGCTGATACCTTACGCGAAGAGTTTGATTTACCTGGATTAATCTCATTAGTCTTCCCTGATGTCATTCCTGCGATTGCAGGTCTGACTGTGTTACCTAAAGAAACTATGTTCATGTCACATCTCTAGTAGAGTTGTCTATAATCATGTTACCTTGTTTTACAACTCCATAATTGATAGCAAAGACACCGCTACTCGCAGTCTCTGTTAGGTTTTGAATGGTAATGCGATCCACATTTCTAGGTAGAGTTAAGGTGACGGTAGTTCCCGCCGCACCTACAATTCCTGGAGAGGCAGAAACATCACCAAAAACATTACTAGTTTGGAAACCACTATTAAAAGCATCAGGTGTTTTTATTGGGTTACCACCTAAGGTTTTACTTACAGTTGCGCTAGGATTAGCATAAACCACATCAATATTTGGATCATCTGTGCCTGACAGTCCTGCCATAACCCTAAAGAATCCAGTGTCACCACTAAGGTCTGTAACTGTCACATAAGGGACATTAGCCATCACAGGACTAGCTGTTAGCACAGCGTTAACTGAATATCCTGCTGCTCCATCATCATGATTGTCGATTAGACCAAATCCAGTATCAGCGCCTGTGTACGCACCTCCATCTCGAACATGTGCTCCAACGACATCCCCACCTGCAACTCTAATAATAACTGAGCCTGAAGTAATCGTACCTCCTGCGTTACCACTAACAAAGAAAGTTTGATTACCTTCTGCTAATCCACTAGCTGTTGTAGTTTGGTTAAAGTTTTCGTTAGTAACCTCAACATTAGTGATTTTAACCGCAGTATTACTTAGGTGAACACTGCCTGTAGTTCCGCTTGCAACGGCAACTACTTTACATACAGGAATTAAGGTGTCTCTGGTATTACTCATTCTTCAGTTTCCTCCTCAGCGGCGTCCTCTTCGGCCTCCTCAGGCTCTTCGTCAGGGTCTTCTTCCTCTTCATCTCCAGGGTCATCCATAATATCTTCAAAGTTAATTGAGTTTAAAATATCTTCAAAGTCCTTGAAGGATGACATTATCTCATCGGAAGAAGGAGTTTTGGACTCCTCAGGCTCTTTTTCTGCAACTTCTTTCTCTTGAGTTTCTTGCTCCTCAAGCTCTTCAACGGCTTCTACTGTTTCAGTTTGTTGCTCTTCGGAATCCTCTTCAATCTTAGGTTCTTCCTCTTCAACCTCTGTTTCAGCTTTGATAACGCCACGACCAACAAGAATGTCAGCTTTTGTCACCTCTCCATCTTTATTTAAATCAGGAAAGCTTTTCTTTTTCTTTGTTGCTTTAGCTTTTTCTAGAATAACATCAACCAACTCCTCTATTGAATCCATTTCAGAGAAAGTTTCTTTGATTGAGATGTTTTCAATCAAAGGCTCATCTAGGTCTTGGCTTTGGTATCCTGCTTTTTCAAACAGAAGCTCAATAAAGTGATTAACATCAATTGATTCAACACCATTTTTATTTTTAAGCATTGAAGCAGTTTCAACAAGAACATCTTTTTGCACGGAGCCTTTGGGGCTTAATTTTGCCAAAGCTTCAAAAATTAAAACTTGCGTGTTGAGCAAGCTTTTGAAAGTTGGAATATCCTTTAGGTTTTGGACGCTAATCCCGTACTTTTCATTTAGCATGGAAACAAAAAGATTCTTCAAGGGCTTTTTGTACTCAAATAAGGCGCTGCTGTAGGCCTTAATATCCTTTAAATTAACCTTGATTGATTCATTCAATTCAAGGTTACTCATTAAGGTTTCTGTGATTTGTCTCTTTGTTGCTAACGCTAGATAAGGAACCTCACAGACTGCTTCAACTAAAGCCTTAACAATAGCACTCTCGTCGCTCTCATATACTAAAGCAGCTAGGTTTGAAACTTTTTCATTGTTTAACCAAACCAAATCAAAGCTGTTTTTTGATTCAACTAACTCTTTTCTAATTAGCTCTTGCTTGCAGATCATATCGTAGACACTGTGGTTTACGGTATCTGGTATGCAGTAAGTAGCTTCATTTAAAGAATCATAAGAAATCTTAGGTAAAGCAAAAGCCTTAGAGACAGACGAGGAAAGCTTAACCATGTTTTTAATTTCAGGAATATTAACTAAAGTTTCGTTTTCTTTTAAGAAGTTAACAAGCTGTGGGGCTATCTCTACGACCTTTTGGAATTCCTCACTTTCAATAATTCTGTTTGAACCATTAAACTTCTGAGACTTTTCGTAAAGCTTTTTCTTAACAGAAGAGAACTTAACTCTGCTCTCCCAAAGCTGAAGGACTTTGCTAAAACTAGTATCGGCTTCAACAAAGTCCTCTTCAAATATATTGTGTACAAAGTTTGATATTTTATAATTTACAAAATCATCAAACCTTTGATCGTCTTCAAAAAGCTCACCTTCTTCTATTTGAATATTACGAAGTTCTACACTGTCATCAAAGTTGTAAGAACCTGCAATAATTTTACCGCTCTCGGTAACAAAAGTAGCTTTATTTTCTGTATCATCAATGGAGAATACTTCAACATTCTCTCTTAATGATCTTCCAAGATAATCAGATAACTTGACGATATTAGTTATCTTTCTGTCTCTATTCTCAAAGATATGGTCAAACATAATTAAAATTGCTCCTTAGTGCTAAATCTATATACTAAAACAGATTAAGCCTTTTTTTGAGTTTCTGGTATTTTTTGTAAAATTCTTTTCCAAACTTTTTGCTCTTCAGGCCTATACCCGTTCTCTTCAACGAGTTTTGACCTCAAAAGATCTAATTCAGAAAAATCTTCCTCTGCCTGTTGAGGAGGAACTGCCTCCTGTCCACCAGGAGTATTACCTTGTGGGCGATCCCCCGCCCCTGGAGATATCTGATTTAACTCTTGCTGCTGGTATGCAGCCTCCTCAGCCTCCTGCCGTAGTTGCTCTTTAACTACGCTAATCTCCCCTTCACTCATTTCGTAATATTCTTTGTAAATATGATCTTTTGGGAATAATTGAGTTTGAGTGACCCCTTGGATAATTCTTAGTCTCATTTCATCAATCTCTAATTTTCTCTTTGTAAATTTATCAGAAGGATCGGGGAGTTGAATCCTCAAAGAATTAATTAGTGTTATTGGGTAGTTTTTAAGAGCTAAGTGTCTTTTTGCCACTACCTCTAACCCAGCCTCTATTTGATGCTGTACTCTCCCCACTGCGCGAGCAAACTTAACATCTAACTCTGATAAATTAGCTTTCTTTTCAGCTTGCTGGTTTTTGTCCTGGCTAATAAAGTCTTTTGGAACTTTTAGTGCTGCAAGGAGTTTATCTCTAAAGTATGACACATCTGTAACTTCACCTAAGTTTTGTGCCCCAGGTAAAGTCTCAATTCTAGTGTTTTGATTACCTTTTAGTGGGACAAAGTAATCTTCATCGGCAGCCAAAGGGTTGTATCGAGCATCAACGCCCTTATTTCTAAAATACTTCTCTTTTTTGAACTTTTCTTTTATTCTCTCCATGAAAAGCTCTGCTTTACTGGAGGGTAGGTTTCCTACATCAATATAAAATATTCTTCTCTCTGGCGCTCTTGCAAGCCTGTAAATAAGCATTGCATCCTCCATTAGCTTCAATGATCTAAAGGTATGAACGCCATAAGCGGCAACCGACTTGCCATATGGGTAAAATTTAGGATCAGAGGTGAATAACCTGAAGTGAACAATCTGATTTTTGTCTAGTTCGATATACTCACTATTTTTACTGCCTACCTGAATTGGAGATTGATAACTGGCATCAATAGTGGTATTGTCAGGTATTTGTTGTAGGAAAGTTTTTAAGTAGCCGTAATTATCTTCAACTCGAATTAAATAGTTAGGATTAAGTATTTTTATCCTTTGAACCCCTGCTGCGGGATTATTTATATCTGCAATAAGCTCTAAGAAACAATCTCCAAATTTAACCGTGTTTCTAACGACATCATAGTAAAATCTGTCTAATTGAATTGTTTCAAAAAGACGCTCTATCTCTTTTACTACCTCAGGACTGTCAGACTTTACAGACCAACGCCTATGCTGTGTATCTTTTTGTGTTGAATCATCGGCATACATATCAAAAGCACTACCGACCTCTGGGTACTCGTCCATAGCCTCATAGTCTTTGTAGCGTTCTTTTCTTGATCTTTCAATTTCCGAGTATACAGGAGTGGTTCTATTAATTGTAAACGCCGCTACTCCCGTGTTATCTGTTGGATCAGAGCTTTTTACCTTAGTATCACCAGTTAAATTAGCAGTCTCAACATCTGTAACTGCCTGAATAACGGCATCTTGAGCTTTGGTAGCAAAAAATCTAGCGAAAAACCTACCTAGAGCACCTCTAGGGTAAAAATAAGGTCCTTTTGTGGCATAGTTTGCCCATGTTGATTGTCCATCCTCAACAATCTGGTTTTTTACTTCATCAGCCATTCAATGTCCTCTACTACTTGCTTACCTTTTGATATTAAAGGTATTTTTGTGCTTTTAGGGTAAAGTTTTGTCTCTTTAAAAGCATTTTCTTTAGTAAACTCAATAAAGGAGTTCTCTCTAGTGGTCTTCATGATGTGATTAGCTAGTGTTAAACTCATAATTAGATCATCATGCTTACCATTATCAGCAGTTATTTTCCCTGAGTTTGTTATTACAAAGGTATTTAGCTCATTTAAAGTGCGTTCAGAATTAATTTTTAGAACATTAGTCCTAATACTTTCCTCTAACTCAGATAAAATGGTCTCTCTATTCTTGACAGTTACCTGAAAGCCAGCTAAACCTCTCTGATCATGCCATAAGTTTTCATACTCAAACTTATTATAGAGCAAATCAATGACATGATTTCCCACGGTGTTGCGTTCTACGATGATATTTGCAACATTATAATAATTACCCTCTTTATTTAAAATGGAAGCAAACTCATCTATGGGTGTCTTGTTGCTATAAAACTCTGCCACAACCTCTCCATTGTAAAGATTTACGATTTGCGCTGCTGAATAATCTCTACCTCGCCCCAAAGCTGTGTCTACACCGATGATATAATCGTAGAAAGGCTCAGGATCCTTCCAAACACGCATTCGATTGTTGTATTTTGTGTAATAAGAGGTATTTACGCCTTCTGATAGGTGTGAGAGTAAAGATCCATCAATAAAGGTATCCCCTGTGCCTAAGAACTCACACTCATACTCTTGAAGCCATTGCTTTCTAGGCATGTTTGATTTTGTGACTGCTACCCAGTCATCAACATTCATTGGAGGAACCCGTTTCTCCATCTCCTCGTACAAATCCTCAAAGCCTTTTACTCTGTAATACTCTGGGTGCTCCTTCCATGTGATGTCTATTGCATTAAATGAGTTTGCTTTTTCCACCGCTTTGTAGTAAGTTTCATAAAACCAGTTACCCACACCATTTACAGTTGATAGAATAAACGCCCTACCCCCTGTAGAGATAATTGGATACACTGCTGCCCAAATAGTGTCGATAGATTCTACGAACGCTGCCTCATCAATAATCAAGAAAGACCCAGCCAACGACCGTCCTGATTGTTTTCCTGAGGGTCGGGATTTAATAACAGAGCGATTTTTTAGCTTTAGCGTGTGTTTATTGTCTTCTGTTATCCCTGGTTGAAGGAAGGCAGGTAACTCTTCGTACATGATTTTAATTCTATCCAACACTTCAGTCGCTTCAGTGTCCCCTTTTGATAGAATAACGATAGACTGATGTCTTTCAAAGACAGCTAACCATAATGCATACGCTGCTGCTATAGTGGTGCAACCAGCCTGTCTAAATTTCCGCAAGATATTGAATCTATTATCTTGAAGTTCTGATACTATTCTTTCTTGAAACGGGTATAATTTAAAGGGGACTAACCCACGAACAGGGTGTGTAACACGAACATATTCAGACATAAAATGCGTAGGATCATCCTTACAGCGTTTAAACTCTTTTAAAACATCAGCTTCCATGAAAATTTATTCCTTAACTTGTACTAGAGGTGGAGAGATGTCAGAAACGACATCTAATCTATTAGAGTATCTTAAAAGATGTGACATTGAATCAAAAATGCTTGTAGACAAGACATCAATCTTTGATGCCTATGAAAACGGCATAGACGAACTTCAAGCCGATCCAGACGATATTATCATTCTTTGTCACGATGATATAAAGATTCTTACAGATCCATTAGTATTTACCTCGCTGCTAAAAGAAAAACTAAGAAAACCTAAAGTTGGTTTTGTTGGAGTGGCAGGAACAAAAATACTAAGTAGAGATGCCGTCTGGTGGGACAAAGACTTGTGGGAAAGAGGATTTCACAGTGGGCATGTCTTTCATGGATCAGACATAACAAAAGCTGACGATACACATTTTGGAAAACTTGGTAAGGTAACTGTTCTTGATGGTTTGTTTCTAGCAGCAACTAAAAAAACGCTAAGATCCATTCAAATAACAAAACCTAAATCTTTTGAAGGTGAGTGGGACTTTTACGATATATTTTACACCACACAAACATTTCTAAAACAAAAAGAGAATTACACTCTTCCTATACAGATAATGCACGAATCAAAAGGTGAGTTGGCAGGAAGAGATTCTTGGCACAAAAACAGAGAAGCTTATATTCGCTTATTTAACGATCACTTACCGTTAAGGGCGTGATTTTTTAGGGTTAGATTTCATTAATCTACCTTTTGTGATTAGCTTCATTGTATCTGTCTTCAATTGTTGAACTTCAGGAGATAGAGGCCCCACTTTCTTTTTGCCACCTAATGCTCCTAACTCTCTTAGACGCTTAATGTTTTTCGAGACTTGATCCTCGGCTGATTCTTTGTCAGCCTCACAAATAACGCTGTATACTTTATCTTGCCACTTCATGCTATCAGTATATAGTAAAAAAGCCGATCAAAGGTAACTCTGATCGGCTTTTTTTATTATTTTTTAGTTATTAGTAACCCGTGTAGTCATGTCTATTTGGATCATACTCAGGAATGCCTTGATTTTCAAGAACGAGGCTTGGATTAGCTGAATCAGGTTCAGGTGGAACTGAAATTAAAGTAGCGTTTTTTATCTTGTGAGCCCTTCCATGAATATAACTTAATATGCCTGTTAGTGTTTCTTGAGCTATATTATATGGTCCTTGAAGCTCATAAGCTCCACCAGAGTTTTGGCCTTCCTGGTGGTCAAACCTAGCTAGGTGAGTGAACGGTGCATACTCTGGGATAAAGAAAGACTTGTATAATTTAGCAATACTTTGGGTTTGATTAGGCAATACCCAGGCATCAACGACTGGGCTTTGAGTGGCAGAAACGAAGAAATCAGCACATTCTACATACCTTTCAACTTCACTGTCAACATTATCATCCCAAGGCCTTCTGTAATAAAAAGGTTGTGTAGTGTAAATCGTTCCAGCAGGACCTAAGGTGCTTGCATTAAGTGTACCATAACTTACTCCATCAACAGCACTTACAGCGTTCCATCCAAATCGTTGGTTCTGCATGTATGGGGTGCCTTGATTAGTGTATGTTTTCTTTCTACTGTAAGATGCTCTTATTATTGCAATCAAGTAAGTATTATCAATGCTGTAAGTTGCTGAGGCTGAACTTAAATTTAATTCAACTCCATAATATTCATTTACTGAACCTTTAGGCATTCTTTTGTATTCAATAGTAAGATCTTGATATTCTTCAAGCATGTAGGCAGAAGCTGAGACTACACCACTAGCTGCGGTGTATCCTCCTGCACTTGCATAGAATGTGTTTCCTGGTGTAGCTATTAGTCTATCATCAGGTGTTACTGGGTTTGGGTTTAATGGTACTGGTACTGCTGGCGTTGCCATATTGTTCTCCTTTTATAGGTATTATCTATGTTTATATAGAGTATAAAAAATAAGAACCCCCATAAAATAATACGAGAGTTCTTATTTTTACTAAGGAGCAAAAAATTACATCAGTTCAACCAGTTCTGCCTCCTTTGCCCTTGGGATGACGATGGTTAAGAGACCATCAACAAAATCTGTTTTAGCTTTCTTTAGATCAAAAGCCTCGTCAATATTCAACGAAAAGTCCACATCTTTCTTGCTGATTCCGTGATGAACAAATTTAACGCCCTGCTCAACCTCACCTTTTGCAGTGATTCGTAGAACATTTTTACTGGCTTTTACGCTAATATTTTCCTTTGCATATCCAGCAAGTGCAAACCGTAATGACAGCTTATTGCAATCATCATCTACCCAACAATCAGAGTGGGGGTAATTTGGAAGAGAAGCTAACTGCTTTTTTGGCTCAACGACCATGCGGTGCCAGTCTCGGAGGACAAGATCGAGATCATTCCAAATATAATCAAAATTAGTCCAATAGAAGTTTCCCATTGTTTTTCTCCTTTCTTTCGACAAGGGTTAAAGAGTCCCTAACGGCAACTCTCTTTCTATTATAGATAGGTTACTTAAATAAAAAACTTCCCCTAAAACACAGGAATTAGGGGAAGTCAGCGAAGTTCCAACACGAAATGCGTAATCACTTCGGAGTTGGTCTATTTTGAGCCTAATCTACCTAGTTCTTTTGTTCCACCGCCTTGTAACGCCTTACGAGCCATGGCTATGGCTCTTAGTCTAGGGGGTAGTTTAGCAAAAGGATCACCTTTTTTTACGACAGGCTTTTTACCCTTTGTGCTTCCAGGGTCAATTACTGATTCTAGAATCTTTTCTTGCCATTTCATATTTTAATATTTCCTTTGCTAATTCAACTGATTGCTCACGATACTCTTCGTAAAGAATCTCTGCCGCTACCTTAGGTTTTGCTTTAAATGTACAGGCAAAGGTGTGAACATAAGTGTTATCATGAGGTACATGCTTACTTGTCATGATCAGGAATATCTCTTGAACTTAGGTTTCTTTGGAGGTTTAGCACTAATCACTTGTCTAGGCACACCTGACTTGGGATCGACACCCTCAGGGTCCTTCATCGCTCTATTCTTAGCTGCTGCCGCTCTAGCTTGCTGTGCTCTGGGGTCGTGGAACCCACTGACCTTCATGCCTGATTTGGTTTTTTGCCTGGAGAACTGATGTTGCTCAGTTAAACTCTCATATAATTTGTTTTGCCAATTCATTTCTTTTTCTTTGTTGTTTTACCCTCTTTTCAAAGCAGAATAACCTGCTTCCCGTCTTTCCGGTTCAGGTTGTCCTGCTGTCCTAGCAACGGCTCTTCTAGCTGCTCTCGTTCCTCTATTCTTCTCAGAGGCGGGTCTTTCTCCTGGACTGTCCAATTTGAATTTCATAAAGCTAGGAATACGCTCTGCGGGGATACCTTTTCCACCACCTTGTCTAGGTTTCATAGCGCCAATCTTTTTTAAGAGTTTAGCTCTTTTTGCTAAAGGCCCTCCTCTTCCTGG